AACTGGAGGCGGCAGAAGTGGACCAACGGTTTGCACCGCGGTGCCGAGCGTTTCAAACTCCTCTTGCTGGATAATGGTCGTGTCGGGCGCCTCCTCGATAATGATGTCGACGTCGAGCTGGTCGAGAGCGTTGACCGTCAAGTGCTCCCGCATAACGGGCGACGCCGTGAGTTGCTGCATGGCCATTTGCTCGACAGCCTGCGGAGGCACCTGCTGACCTGACTGCTGCACTTGCTGGCCAATGACTGCCACAATCTGGCCATAGGTTCCCTCGACGCTCGGTGATCCCAGCATGCTTAGCGCCGATTGCATGGGTACCTGCTTTTCGAGCAACTCCCTTAGTCGCTCGGCCCGTGTCATTAGACGATTTACACCCACGAACCGATAGCCCTTCTTGTCGGCGTCGTCGGTAATGCGCAGCCATTTCTCATCGGTTTGGAATTGCCGGACACGGTGCCACATGGCGACATACATGGCCTTTGTCCATGAGCGTAGGTGGTCCATGACCTTCTCTAGTGGAACGCTCGCAGCCTTCTGGCGAATACGCTGGGCTACGCCGCTTGCGCTCGGGTCCATCATTACTTGTCCGAGGGTGCCAACCGAATCAATCTCTCGCTTGGCCATCTCTACCATGTTGAGTTCGGTCTGCACGATGTCCATTCCTGTGGATATCTGCATAGACGCCAGGCTGCGCCCCTCGTTGAGCTCTATCCATCCGTCTGGCTTCGCCAGCTCGACGCGCGCCGACTCGACGTCGTGGACTATGCCCCTCTCCGTGATCACCTGCTTGGTGTTCAGGCGGTGCAGTGCCTTAGATCGGCGCTTGTTTATCTCGTCCTGCGGCGCGATCATCGACCGGACCACGCCATACCGTTGATTCTGGCGCGTGATGAAGCACGACGTCATGATCAGTGGGCATTCATTGCGCCCCTTGTCGTCGAGGAAGCCCGTAAGCTTAGGTGCCTCGACGAAACCACCACCCGTAAGCTTGGCCGTGTAGCACTGACGCCGACGCCACCAGTATATTTGGTCGATGCGGATGCGCTTGCGCTGGTCGTCTGACCACCGCGCCGGTCTATCAGCCGTCGTGCTGTCATAGCTCGGCTCATGCGTGTTGTCGATGATGTCGGCGGCGTCAGGGAACTCGTCGAGGGCGTCGCTGCGGTCGTACCAAGTAACGATGCCCTTGTAGAGCGCATCGGAAAAGTCATGGGCGCGAGAATGAGGATCCCAGAAAAGCCGATCCCATGGGACCAGGCGAAGCACAACGTCGATATCCACATCGATCTTACTTGCACTAGCGCTCTCGATGACGACACCACTCTTGACTGGCGCTACTGCAAACATGCCTCCAATGGGAACCACGCGCGGTGTCTTTTCTATCTCGACGACAGCCCCGCCTGCTCCCTCGATGAGCATGTTTTCGTAAACAAGAGAGCGCAATGAATCAAAGCGCTGCTGCTCGTCGATATATCGCAGCATATCGGTTGCGGCCTCCGCAGCGTCCTCGTGAGACGGCGTTCGCGGGTAGGCTTTCGGATCGACGCGCTTTAGGATTTCGTCTCCAAACATATAGTTTAGCTTTGGCGCTATCTGATTGAAGGCCAAAGCCGGTTGGCCGCGGTCCTCAAGCTCCTTCATTTCCTCGGGTGTAATCTGAATATTGTCATAGTAGTCGCGGTCGCGCTCCGACGCCTGCCTGTCCTTGACGGTGGCGTCGTGCCAATCGTCGACGTATTTGGTGAGCTGGGCCAGAAGTTCGTCGCTTGGCTCGATGGCCAGCTCTTCATCGTTGGTTTTGGTTGCTGTCGCCACGCGCGGACCGTGAGCACTTCGAGGCGCGGCGAATCCTCTGGGTGCAAGCCTTGATCGCTTGTCGCCGCTACATCGACCGACCCTTTGTCCCTCGGCGGCGGGGAACTGGCATTTTAGCCAGCGGCTGGTCCGCCCGAGACGGCGCGACAACGATCGCTATCGTCGCCTATCTAATGGCACCTTAGCGCAATTGACAGCCAAGGTCATCATGCATCATTGTGGGTATCGTCGTGTTGGCAGTAGCTCAATGGCAGAGCACTGGATTGTGGCTCCAGCGATGCGGGTTCGATTCCCGTCTGTCACCCCACCTTTGGGCGCCTTCCCACTTATGCTTACTTGTGCTCAACAGGATCCCACCACTTACCACAATCAGTGCAACCCCTTCGCGGTTTTATTACGTTGTTTCCCTTGTCAATGACAGGCGCCGCGGTAGATCCGCAGAATGGGCATGTGGCGTTTTCCATCTGCGACATGATGTGATTCAGCCACGAGATCTTCACTAGGCAATAACCAGTCAGATCGTCCATCGCTTAGACCACTTTCCAACGCTTGTTTTGCACGTTGATTGTTCGTCTGTACCGGTCAACCTTCTTGTCTTCTGCGGGCTTCGCCTCGATGGCCGGGTGAGCCATGGCGACGGCCCTGCACATGAGGCTCATCGTGTCAAAAGCATCGTCGAACGTCGCCCCGGGGAACCCCACGCACTGCTCGATCACTCTCTGAGCCCACGGCGTGTTTCGGCGAAAGTGGATGCGCTTCATGCTGGCCATGCCTTGGAAAGAGCGTCCTCGCGACGCCTTGTCAGCAATAGACGGGATCATTTCTCGGCGCATCCAAATGTTGCGCTCGCGCTGGCGCATCGTCACCAGGGGCTCGACCGAATTCCAGATCACACCAGCCTCGCCGAAGTAGGCTAGCGGCTTCCATTGATCCACTAAATCCAGGAGCCGCTCGACCCATTCGTCGGACTTCGTTTGGCCGTACCACCAATCAAGCACGTAGATGTGTCGGTCTGCTGAAATACCGAATACGCCGTGCTCCGTGAAGTCGGGCTCCCTGTCACCGCCCGGCTCCTTTGTCGCGTAGTCGCTCGCCATATACACGTTTACGGATGGCTCTTTGTCGTACTCTGATTCGCCCTCTAGGTAAGTTCGCAGAACGTAGCCGCCCGTCTCGCTTGTCGGGTTCTGGTTGTATTGGGCGTCGAAGTGTCTGAGCGTAAGCGTTTCGAGTATTCCGTCAAGAGCATTCCTAGGGAACAGCGCAGGAAACATAAGTTCCTTGGTCTCGGTTCTCGGGTCGTCTGGGTGGTTGCGCTCGTTGAACGGGTCGAACTCCATTTGGAGCTGAATTACCCTCCAGCCACCACGCTTAAGTATGCGCCCTGCTGGGTCATCCTCATGCAGGCGCTGCATGATCATTGTCCAACGTGCTTCTGCGATGTTGTTAACCCGACTAACGAGAGACTTGTCGATGATGGACGATACTTCGTTCATGCGATTACGCATCGAATCGGAGGAGCCAAGCAAGACAGCCTTGGCATCAACAGGATCGTCGATAACGATGTCGTCTCCGCGCTTGCCGGTGAGCGCCGCACCCAGCGACTGGCATTGGCGAACCCCGCCCGCAGAGTTCGCAAAATTGACGACCGCTGATTGATCGTGCCTCAGTTCCCATTGTGGCGTCCCGAGCCTAGCCTTTGCCGTCCTGATAAGGTCCTGGTACCACTCGCTGACGATGAGGTCGCGGGTCTTGCGAGAGTCACGCACCACGAGCTCGTCATCGCGAGCAACGAACATCTTGCGCCTAGATGGCTCTATCAACCACTGCCACGCGGGCTGAAATACCGACACGAGCAGCGACTTCATTGTTCCCGGAGGGATATTTATCAGCAGGCGCCGATACTCGCCATCGCCTTCTGACTGGCGTTGTAGCGCGTCACAGATGATATCTAGGTGCCAGTTCCAAGTGAGCTTAGTGCCGGACTCGATGACGTGCCAGCCCTGGCGCACGAATTCCGATAGCGAGGCTATCGCGCGGCGGGCGGCGAACTCTTTGATCGTGGCTAGGGCTTCAGCTCGATCCATTGTTATTCGTAAACAACTCCGTGCATCCTGTCGAGATCATCGACGAGGATGCCGTCACGCATGAGTTCTGATCGCGTGCGGTAATCGTCGTCCCGCAACTCGACAGGCGTTATGAGCCGGTCTTTTCCGAGTCTGTTTGCCTCTTCCATCGCTATTGGGTTTCCATGTGGTACAGGTATCCCCATGATCGAATCTCCCGCACGGCGGACGGACAGAGGGTTGATACCCTTCACCGTGGATCTCTCTATGGCGTCATCTAGACTAACTCCTTCGACGATGCACACGCCAAGCGGACCCGTGTGGTCAGCGAAGGACAACCACCACAGACCGATCTCTTCGACAGCCACAATCACGTTGGTGACGTTCCACTGTAGGCGCATCGATCAGTCCAGCACCGGCACGAACCGCAGATGGTGCACCAGCGTGCGCCCGGCGCTCGTCGTCACGGTGTTCTTGGCATCTCCGCAGGTCCCTGAGAGCGTCGTCGTCGCGCTCGTCGTGGTGATCGTCGCGGCGGCACTGCTGCGCACGCCAGCATAGGTCCATGTGCTCGTCGAGACAGTCTCACCTTCGTGCAAATCCCCCGACCAGTCGACCGTGTACATGTCGACGCTGTCCGTGTCCTTGGCTACGGTCTCGACGCCTTGGTCGCCTACCCACGAATGCGGTCGAAGGTCGTCAAATACTAGGTGTGGCATTGGTATTCATCCTCATCGGTCGGCGTCGGTATCGACGCGATGGCTTGCTCTTGACGCCTACGTCGCTCTGCCTTTTCATGTTCAACGGTTGTTCCGTTGCGCATAGCTTCGAGTTCATCCTGAGCCGCCTGACGATACCTGCGCGCCTCGACAAGTTGGCCTCCACTCACTACTTCAACACGCTCGGAGTTCAAGTGGTCTCCGCGCACATACTCTGGCGAGAGCGGTTCATCTCCTTTCAGTCCTGGTCCTGTCAACGGGACCACGGTGTTTGCCGGGCACGTTCCCGGGCCGGACGCATACAAGTCACCCCATTTGTGGTCTGGAAGGGTTCTGCTCATCTTGGCCCCGCAATCGCACGCCAAGACAACGCCGGGTTCGTCTGTGGGAGCAAACCGATGGTTCTCGAATAACGGGCGTTCGACCGGGCGTTCCTGTTGTACTCGCACGACCATCGCCAGCCTGTTGTGCTTCTCCCTAAGTTGATTGATGGCGCCGAGTACCGTCGACAGCCTCTCGCGGGTGTCACGCAACTCTTGTTTTATGGCACTCATTCTGATGGCAACCCTAGCGTCGTAGGTCATATCCACGATCCTGTCATGAGTTATTCGACTCCTTCCCTTGGCCGCTCAGCACGCCCGCCGCCTCAATCATGCGCTTGGTGAGTTCGTCGTCAGCTAGCGATGCTAGTTCGGGCACATCGTTTGGGCTGGTGAGGGCCAGCGTGGATGGTGCCTTGCCCCAACCTCGATCAAGCACAACCTCCGCAGCGGCGACACGGGCCCGCTCACTGGCTCCCGACTTCATGATGTCGACGAGTGCCCTGACTGCCTCTTGAGTGTGAGGACGGAATAGTTCATGCACCTTGCGCAGCTCAAGGTCTGGCTTGCGCCCCTCGGGGTTGCCACTCTGACCCGGAGCCCACGACGTAACCCTCTTGCCTCCGCGCTTGCCTGCACTGTGCCTGCCAGTAGGCAACTTGGTTTGCTTTTTTGAATTCATATCTTTCGCTACCTTAGCACGTCTCTGCACGATGCGTATTGCCTGGTGTGGTTTTTTGACTTCTTGGGCACGTAAGCTCATCAAGTATACGGTCAACCAAACCACCGAACATCTCGTTGGCCATAGCAACCGCCTCGCTTTTGTATCGCAAGACTATATTCGCCGCGGGCGTTATTTTTTCGGCGTCAATGGACCATCGAACATGTCCAAATAATTTTTCTCGAAACGCGTTATAGATACCCTCAAGATCCACCATGTGCGAACGAGATAGGTTATCTGAACTCAGACCATTTCCCCTGATGGCCTCTTTGACTCCCACAACCAACAGTTCATCTAGGGCGAGAGCGATCTCGTGTTCAATATCCACCCTCCATATTCTTTCTCGATCGCGTCTTTTTTTCTCGCGTCCTTCTTCCTCGCGCGTTTTTCCGTTGCCGTCTCCGCACGCAACGCAGCGGCCAGATAGATCGGACTCAAATATATGGCCACACATTGCGCAATGCTCGCGTTCCGTTTGTTCGTTCATTCGATTATCGCCTCACTTCAAGAACCCTCTCGGCGTTGATTACGCCCACGTCGGTGGTCAACACCGTTTCTTCGCGCGATTGCATTGACTCGATCGGTGATAGTTTACGGACATACAGCACCGCACCGATAGTTGGTCGATCCCCATCCATAAACCGAACCCAGTCACCGGGCTTGATGTCTATCTCGTCGCTCATGGCTCCATCTTTCCAAGCGCAATATCCCCCGCCTTGATCGCAGCCTCGCGGGCCCCGGCCAGCGTCGACGGCTGTTTGTTGAGTCCATCCTTGATGACGACCGACGACGTCGGAGCAATAATCACCTCGCAAAATTCCATCACCGCAAGCAGGTCCTTGACGCGCACTGGTTCGTTTCCGATCGTGCTGTCGCTGTGCGCCCCGCGCGTCCGCTGGTGCAGCAGCGCCAGAACTTGCTCGCGGGTTTTCATTGGTCTCCGACCTTGATGTCTACACGAATATCGACGCGTTGCTGTGCAACCGCGTCCACGAGCGACTTCTGTACCTTGGCTGCGATCGCAGCCTTGAAGTCCTCGTTGCCCTGCACGAATTCCTCGACAACGCGATCGGCTACCCGCTCGACCGAATGGTTGAATGCTGCCTGGATTGGTGTCAGTTTATCTTGTCCATAGCGGTCTTTCTGTGGCTCAATGAGCGAGGCCACCGCGGCTGCCAGCAGCTTGTCTCTTGCCTCTCCGGTGATGGTGCTAAGTATCGCCGCGGCGACCAGCTCGTGGGCTTTTTCGTCAATCTTGATTTCCATTACGCGCCTGCTTTCTGCGTTTGTTGTTGTTACGCTACCACCTTCTCTCGTTGCCATTGCTCGGCCAACCGGCGCACAAGCTCGGCGCTGGGCACGGTGAACGCGTCGCATTGCCGTGGTGCCTCAGCAAACGCGGCCTCAAGTGCCTGCGGTGCAAACCCACGCAGGTGGTACCACCACGCGATCGGGGCGTTAGGGTGAACCTGTGCCGCCGGGTACAACGCCAGCATGTGGACTAGCAGGACGCCAAACCACGGCGGAGCGTCTTCGACATCACGCAAGAGGCGCGTTGATGGTTGTGCGGCGGGCGCTTCGGCTGGCTTTTCTACAACCTTTGGGCCCACTTGCGATAGCCCCTGTTTATCGGCGTCCGGTTGCGTTTTTTCTTCCTCTTTTGCGGGCATGC